CACGCGCGCACACCGCCCCGCATTACGTTGGAACGCGGATACACTCACTTCATGCCCGGTCTTCCACCTAAGCCGACCCAACAAATGAAACTCTCAGGGTCATGGCGACTCGCTGGACGGAAGAAGGAACCGACCCTTCCGCTACTCCTGCCGAAGCCGCCAGCGTGGCTGTCCGATGACGCGCTTGCCTGTTGGAATGACCTGATTGGATTCGTTGCGCCGATGCGAGTGCTGACGGCGGCGGACGGTCTTGCGCTGGCGCAGTTGGCTGAGTACTACGCGCGGTGGAAGAAGGCGACCGAAGCCATCGCGAAGGTCGGCGAAGTTGTCCCCGTTCGCGATGCGGCTGGCAACACCATAGGATTCAAGCGCAACCCATTCGTTGCGATGCAGTTGGAATACGGGCTGATGATGCGCCGGATGATGCAGGAGTTCGGACTGACACCGAGCGCGCGCGCGCGCCTAGTAGCACCAAATGAAACCGACCAAGTCCAAGCCATCTTCAGCCGCAAAGCGACCGCGCTCCAGTAAATGGACAGCGGAGGCGTTCAACACGCTACCGCGCTATGACGCGATTGCAACGCGCGGCGATTGCGTATGGAACGCTGAGGCTGCGAAGCACGCCATCGGATTCATTGAGGGGCTGTGCAAGTTCACGGAGGGCAAGTGGGCTGGCGAACCGTTCGTGCTTCTGAAGTGGCAGCGCGCGCTGGTCGGGAATCTGTACGGCTGGATGCGCCCGGACGGTACGCGCCGCTACCGACAGGCGCACATTCTTGTTCCGCGCAAGTCCGGCAAGACGGAACTAGGTGCCGCGCTTGCGCTGTATCACTTGCTCGGCGATGACGAACCTACGCCGGAAGTAGTCGGAATCGCGCGCGACCGTTCACAGGCGAAGTTGTGTCTGAAGCGCGCGTGCAGAATGGCGGAACAGGAGCCGCTACTAGCACAGCGCACGGAAATCTATCAAGCGCGCCTAGTGGCACCGCAGTCCTACGGCGTTTACAAAGTGCTTTCGGCAGACGCGCCATCGGCGCACGGCTTGAACGTCAGCGCGTGCATTGCGGACGAAGTCCATGCAATGGAGAATCGGCGCGACCTATGGGAAGCCGTGATGACTTCGATGGGTGCGCGGAAGCAGCCGCTCATCATCAGCATCACTACCGCCGGGACGCTGCGCGAATCGCTTGAGCATGACCTGTTTCAATACGCGCAGCGCGTATGCGATGGGTCGCTTGAGAACCCAGCATTCTTGCCGTGCCTCCACTACGCGGACGCGGAAGATGACTGGCAGTTGGAAGCAACATGGCGCAAAGCCAATCCAAGTATTGGCGAGACTTCGACCCTGTCTTGGTATCAGGAAGAAGCCAAGCGCGCAGCCGACCAGCCGTCATACGAAACGGCGTTCCGTACCTATTACCTTTGCCAGCACATCACATCGGCTGAACGCTGGGTGCGGATGGCTGATTGGGACAAGTGTCGCAAAGACTTCGATATTGCTTCGCTGGTTGGTCTGCCGTGCTACATGGGTATCGACTTGGCGCAGACAACTGACCTGTCAAGCATTGCGTGCGTATGGCTTGACGGCGACCAAATGTACATCAAGTCATGGAACTTCGCGCCTGAAGTTGGGGCTGGTATTCGCGCTAGGCGTGACGGCGTGCCATACCTAGAATGGTCGGCGCGCGGCTGGTTGACGTTGACTCCCGGCGACACAACGGACTATCAGTACATTGTGAAGCAGATTGAAACGATTGCGCTCCAGCACAAAGTTCGGATGATTGCCTATGACCCCTACAACGCACAGAACCTCGCGAACGAACTTGAAGGGAAGGGCATGAATGTCGTGCGAGTCCCTCAATCATTTCTCAACCTCGCAACGCCAACCCGAATGTGGGAACGGGCAATCAGCGGAACAAACTTCGCGCACGATGGAAACCCTGTCCTCACTTGGGCTATGTCCAACTGCGTTGTTGAGCGGGACGCTAACGACAACCCGCGCCCGTCCAAGCGTAAGAGTGTCGAACGAATTGACCCGGTCGTTGCGGGAATCATCGCAGTCGCCGCCAGTCTCCACGATGAAAAACCAGCCGCAAGCGTTTACGAAAACAGGGGACTGATATGGCTCTGAAGATTCCGTTCATCGGTGAGATTGAGTTCCGCAAGTTCCAATCGACCACATCGGTTGGAATGCCGCCATCGGGCGGAATGCAGGTCTATACCGGAACGGTTTCCGATACGGGACAGTACATCACGCCGACTGCCGCGCTTGCTTGCAGCACGGTGAACGCTTGCGTGCAAGCCATCGCGACCGAGTTGGCGAAGTTGCCGTGGGCTGTAATGGCGAATACTCCCAGCGGTCGCAGCGTCATGCGCGATCATCCTGTGTATCGGCTGCTCAATGTCGAGCCGTGCGGCACCATGACTGCGCTGACTTGGCGTGAACTGATGTTGACCAGCGCGTGCTTGACGGGCAACGGCTTCAGCCTGATTGAACGCGGCGCGGACGGCAGACCGATTGCGCTGCACTTCCTGCGCCCGGACTTGATGGAAGTGACGCGGCTGGGTGATGGTTCGATTGCATATATGTACGGCGGCGGCATCGGCGAAGATGGACGCACAGTCTTCTCATCGCAAGAAATCTTCCACTTAATGTGGATGAGTCCGGACGGGCTGCTTGGCTATTCCCCGATATCTTTCGCACGGCAAGCCATCGGGCTTTCCTTGGCTGCTGAATCATTCGGCGCGTCATATTGGCGCAATGCCTCGCGCCCGTCCGGCGTATTGACTACCGACCGCGACTTGTCGCCGGAAGCAGTTGGAAGAATGCGCGAGTCTTGGGAATCGCGGATGCGCGGCGTGCAGTCGGCTGGCGCAATCGCCGTCCTTGAAGGCGGACTGAAGTACCAGCAAATCAGTCTGAGTCCGCAGGACTCGCAATGGCTTGAGGGACGCGCGTACCAGCGCGAAGAAATCTGTTCGATGTTCCGCGTACCGCCGTCCGTCATCGGCGTTGGCAATAAGCAGTCCTACGCCAGCGCAGAACAGGCGAACCGCGAATGGGTTACGAACTGTCTATCGTCTTGGGCTGCTCGGCTGGAGGCTGAAGCACGGCGCAAGTTGTTCCGGCGCGATGAACTGGTTGATACCGAAATCAGTTTCGATGCCATGCTGCGCGCCGACCTGATGACCCGCTACCGTTCCTACAGCATCGCGCGCCAGTTCGGCTTTATGTCAGTCAACGAAATCCGGTCGGAGATGGGGCGCGATTCTATCGGCGAACAGGGCGACCAGTTCTTGCAGCCAGCAAATATGGTGCCAGCCAGTACGCCGTTTGGCGGCGACAATTTCTCAGACATCACAGCGTCCGGCGATGTGAAACCTGATGTCCCCATTGATGAATCCAGTAGCAATGAATGACCAAACCCAATACAGTTCCAACATGACTAGTCATTCAGCCGAGCGTGAAATCCGCACCGCAGTTCTGCGACTTGAGAAGCGAGACTCCGCGCCATCGGTGCTGGTTGGCTACGCGTCAACCTTTGACCAGCCGTACTCGGTCGAGCGCGTGCAGGAAACCATCGACCGCCGCGCGTTCAACCGAACGCTGGTTGAACAGCCGGATGTCTTTGCGCTCATCGGTCACGATCAATCGCGCGTCATTGCGCGCACCAAGAACGGAACGCTTTCGTTGCTCCCGGATGAAGTCGGCTTGCGCGTGGAGATTTCGCAGGTAGATACAACTGAAAGTCGGGACGCTTTTGCGCTGGTCGAAAGCGGGACGATTGATTCAATGTCGTTCGGGTTCAGCGTGGTCGATCAGAAGTTTGAAAACCGCGATGGCGTGGTGCATCGCAAGATCATGGATGTAAACCTATACGAAGTGTCGCTGGTTGCATTTCCTGCGAATCCTGCTGCTACTCTGAGCAAGCGCGCGCGCGACCTTGCCGAATGCGCCGTCCTCAATCGCCGTTCTATTCGGCTTCCGGTCGCACCAATTTACAAAGGAACCAAATGAGAACCGAGTACCGAGCAGAAGAAGAAGAAGTTGTGGAGATAGACGGCGGAAAAGGCGGCGAACCCGTCAGCGTGCCGCAAGGTCAGGAGCAGGGCGCAGCAAACGTCATTGGCTTTGAACCGCCGCTGGGAATGATGTCGGGATTCAGATCGGGTGCTGACCTAATTGCTCAAGGCATTCAAGAAATCATCGGCAGTCGCATCTACGAAACGTGGCTACTCCGGAACATCCACCGCGTAGACGCATCGTCTGCAATGCGGATGATTGATACAACGCTGGCTTCAGACGGCGGTACTCCTCCGGTCTTCAACGTCAAGACAACGACACCGATGAAGTTGAAGGTGCCATATGCGATCAACGAAGACGTTGCGCGTACCGTTGCGGAAGATGCTTCGCTTGCCGAAACCAGCGCGACCTTCGGTCAGTACTCGCCGTCCTTTGTGACGTTCCGCACGAAGCAGACCGTATCAAACGAACTGCTGAATGATGCCAAGATTCGCGAAATACTTGGATTTCAATTCGCGCAAAACATCGCTGAATCACTTCAGGCATATGTGCTGACGCAAATTGGTGCAGCCGTAGCCGCGACCGCGCGTCATCATCGCAACCCAACTGGCGGAAGTGTTGGAACGACTACGGGCATTCCTAGCCTTGACATTCTTGAAGCATTGGTTTCGTCTACCCCCATCACGGCTTCTTGGGCTTCCACAATCGCTGGAGGCATCGCCGCTGAAACTCCGTTGTTTAAACAAGTAGAGCGGTCGAAGTTGATGATTGCTTCGCATCCAGCCGCAGCGTCAACTTTCCTGATGAACACAACTAGCGGAGTAACCGCTACAAGCCATTCAATCGTTTCCGCTTTGTCGAACGATCCCGGAGTTGTCACTACGATTCTTGGAATCCCGTGGTACACCGATGAATCGTTGCCGAAGCCGTCCGTGGCTGGCGCGACTTCAGCGACTACTCCGCATATTCTCATCTTCAACCCGTTGCAAGTATTGCTTGCAATCAAGTCGCCCGTGCGCGTATACCTTGACACAGAATCGGGAATTGCGTCTAATCAAACCACAGTTCATGCGACCTTCCGCGCTGCCGGGTCGATGCTGAATCCGA